ACTGGATCCAGTTGTAGGATATAATTACAAAATACATTACAACATGTACTGACTATAATAATATTTCAAAACAAAATTGAGTTATAATGCTGGGGGGGTTCTAATCCCTCCATCCACATTATTTATAGACCCAAATATTATTACTTATATTGTCAGCGAGTTTACCAGACTCTCATTCTTAAAAGAATGATTAGTTGAAACGATCGGTTTTACACCAGTTTGTTTTTGATGCCATATCTTGTGCCAATTTAAAACTTTATAATCTGCACTTTTAGATATGAAATTGAAACCTCTCTTCCAGATATCAGCATTGTGATATAATTTCTTAGCACCAATCCTTGCAGATTGACGAACGAAGTTATCTGAGATTTCAACAAAGAATTCTTGAATGGGAGAACTCCTCCAAACTTTCTCAATTAGATGATTGTAAACTACCGTATTCTCATATTCAAAGTTATACTCTTCAAGGCTTTCACCTTCAAGATTTTGAAATGGATGAATATCGGGTATATCAAAACGTTTACAAAGTCCCTGCAAACATCTCTCAATGATTGAGTTAATTAAACATGTCTTCTCTAAACAAATAGACTTTGGTTTGAGTTTATCATAACTTTGATAAATCCAAGAGCAAATCTGTCTCTGTTCAACAGAAATTAGTTTCTCTGGCTGATAACCAGGGGACATGCCTAATCCACCTAACCAAAAAGGTATATAATAGGGGATTCCATTAAGGTGTGGAGATAAGAGATATTTATTGTGATAATTCTTAAAAAGGAAGTCTAGTTCATTAAAGAAAGGTTCAAAACCTCTAATCAACTCACTATGACACCATCCGATTCTCGAAACGGCTTCTATTAGTTCTCTCTTTTCATTTTCCATAACAGTGTTCTCATTCGATTGAGATCTTACTATTCCTTTCATTAGTCCAAAGTTCACAAATGGAACTTCTTTAAATTTTGGATTAAGTATAAGACCATCCTCATATTCAACAGCATCTACTAAAAAGGTTCTAGAATTCATTTCTACGAACTTTCTTGAGGTAAACGTCTTACCGATTGAATTGAACAATCCCACCATTGCCGAGCAACCTGTCCAATGATCGAAGTTACTTATTGGAAAACAGCAGTCATCTCCATTTATTAACCCAGGAAACCTGGTTATATGTATTGACTGGCCTTGATCTAATTCAAGGGCTTTTCTACAGACTGCGAAGTTTACTATACACAGTATAGTGAATGATAGGATCTTACCCATAGGCTGAGCTTCTCTTTGAATGCCCTGCGTTATGAGTGTTTTCTTAGTTTTACCTAAACCTATAACTTCTTTAACTTCTACGATACAATCACATAAGGATCGAACGGCAACCATTTTATACAACTCACTACAACCTAAAAGATCACAGACAGTTTCCACTGCAATCCTAGTATAGTGTGAAATCATATTATTAGTCGCGTTATCATAATCACCACTTACAAACACCTGATCAGGAAGCAGCATTCTAAATGCTCTTTCTAGGTGACCAGAGTTAAGCGGTTGACCCGTTACTGCGAAAACATCAAAATCTAATAATCTTTTTGCGAGAAACTTTTGAAGTGGTTTTAGTAGCCACGTTTCTAATGCGCATGGAGTTGTAATCCCCCTAACCTTCAATGCTTCTTTAAGAGCGACAGCCCTTATCAAGGAAGGATCATCTAAACAAATCTTACATAATGAATCAATATCAAGATCAGTCCCTATATTCAAGGGGTTGATATCAATTTCTAAGTATTTGATAGATTGAACATCACCGAACTTCTCAACAGCTTTATCTGAACATACAGTATCGAATGGCCTATTCACAATAGGGTCATCAAATTCAGTAGGATTAAAATGCTTAATTGGTTGAGGATTATATGCAAGCCCGTACTTGGCATATACTTCGTACTCCTTATCAACTGGGAGTGACGGTACTTGTTCCTTCACCACTTTTACGTGGCCTCCTTTAAATAATGGATTCTCTGTACAACTAGAAAAACTAGGACAATGAGTATACTCAGGTATAAACAGTGCATCACCAATCACTTCCGTGACTGATCTTATCACCTCACTTGTCATATCATCTACATCAATATTTCTGTAGACTGGTTTTTCTTTTGGTGTAGTGAAAAGTAAGAACGTCTCATAGCAATTAACCAGACAGTCACTGTCTGTTGCTCTAGGAGCTCCTTTCTTAACACCTCTACAAAGAGTATCCACTAGGGACATATACCAAAATCCTTTACTACTAGCATCCAAGGCTTGATTTAATTTCATAAATCTTGTAAACCTTTTCCCAAGTAGTATGGAAGGGTTATCTGGCATATTAAAAGGACTAATAGGAAGAACATCTGAGCCCTTTGCCCAGGATGCGAATGCAGCTAATTTATATTTAATAACTTTCATCCATCTAGATATATTAAACGCGCTAGAACAACCTTGATTACCAGGCTGTTCAGGGATTTTAACAATTTTGACTTCAGGTAGACTTAAACACAAAGTTGATAAGCTGATCCATGTTCTAATCATTTCAGTGCGTAGATTATTAATTTTAATTTGGTATCCATAGAGTATGGCGGCACGATATAAGTCGACGACCACAGTCCATATATGAACGAATTCTATATTAATATCATTTGAAGTGAATATCGCATTAACCGAATTTATTTTATTATTAGTGGTTCTATTGCGTTCACTTAGTAGGTGTAAAGCCTCTTTCTTATCAGGTAGATTAGATCTGATATCGAAGATTGAAGCAGCACTACTACCCATCCCTGACCGTGTCTTAATCAAAGACACCTCATCCATTAAAAAGTTATTTTCAACGATGAGTTTCACGGTATTGGAGGTTTCTTCACAGGATTTACTATGAAGCCCCCCGAGGTCAGGAAGAGTCTCTGGACTGATCCCAGAGTACATCTCTTTTACATTCTCATTACGAGAAGTCTCGACGCATTGATTTGCGAAGAGGAGAGGTAGTACTTCTGAAGAAGATTTTGATGAAATCTCCATCTTCCTAGAAGGTTGATGATTTGTCAAGTCACCATGTGCCTGCAAAGATACTGAGGTATCCTCACTAGTCTTAGTTGTAACACTCATTCTAAGATAATTACTGGTCACTTAAATCTTAAAATAAATGTAGTTCTCGTAGAGTTTCTCACTCGACACAAGAACGCTAGGTTGACA